GGTTTCTACTCGATGATTACTAAGCATTTGCGAACTATTCTATTTGACAGTGAGTTCTACATCAAACTAGATAACAATCCATACCAAATTGCGTTCCTAAACGGCATTTATGATATGAAGAAAGGTGTATTCGTTAATGGCTACAAAGACACTGATTACATCACAAAAACAATTCCGTTTGATTATGAGATGCCCAGCAAAGAGCAGACCGATTTTGTGGCGAACGTAATCCATAAAATTTGTAACTGTAATGACGCGCACATGGAATACTATCTTGGCGTTCTCGGTCAGGCAATGCTCGGCGATGCGGAATTGGAAAAGGCGCTCTACTTCTGCGTAGGGCATGGAGGCAACAATGGCAAAACGCTTATTCTTGATGCATTGTCAGAGATTATGCCGAATTATGTAAGCAAGATTAACAGACAGACTTTCGAGAAGGGTTACTCCAAGGCTCATAAGCATCTTGCCGGAACAAAGGGCAAACGAATTTGCTATGTAGAGGAGCTGTCTCAGAAGGAACAAGATGTTGAGATGTTGAAGGAGGTTGCTGACGGCAAGACCATTAGAAACGAGATTATGTTCGGTACTGATGAGGTGATTAACATCATGTTCAAGCTAATTTTCCTTTCAAATAATCAAGCCAATTTGCGTGTAGATGGCGGTATTCAGAATCGCTTTCGGCAACTCAGTCATTACTCCAAGTTCAATAAGGAGACGACTGTTGATAATTTTGATACTCTTGATTTCATCCAAGACAAAACCCTTGCGGATCTATTGAAGGATACATACAAACACGCGCTGCTTAAAATGATACTTGACGCTGGTCACAAATATACCAAGAATAATAAGTTGGTGATTCCTACAGAGTTCGAGGAGGCGACAACTGATGCACTGGAAGCCAATGACGAGGTCAAACTCTGGTTTACTGAGAATTGTGAGTATGGCGCTGATTTCAAATGTAGCAAGAAAGAATTGGAGGGCGCCATCTCAAAGCCATTCCGCGAGATTCAAGGCGAGATTCAACGCATTACCAATTTTAAATATTCAAAGGACTTGAAGTTCGGCAAGACGCTACGAGGTGGTTGGAAGGGGTTCAGAATTGTTCCTACTGATGATGAAGAGGGTGGCGCTGGTTGTCAAATCGCGCTCTAAACAAGAGTGTAATTCATTTTGGGTAATATGCCAAAAATGAATAGAATGGTGGCGCTGGGGGGGGGGTGGCGCGGTGGCGCGGGTGGCGCGCTGAAAACCAAAGTATTCTCTAAGGAGGGTTCCATGGGGGACCTTTTGAAAATGGGCGCCACCCAGCGCCACCGCGCCACCCCCAACAGGAAATACTACACAACTTTTATACATATAAACAATTACATATAGGATAATACATATACTTTGGTTACATATACTTTTGGTTACATATACTTCAGTTTATCATCAATTTATACAATTCATACTTTCTATAAAACATATAACATTAAGGAAAAACGAGAGTTATATTTAAAACAATTTAATTTAAAACAATTTAAAACTTTTTTCTCTAGTATTTATATAAATGCCAAAAGTATCCAATAAGATTGATTACTCAAAGACCCCCATCTCGTTCTACCGATTTGTTTGTAATGATGAAAACGTAACAGACTCTTATGTAGGACATACAGGCAACTTCCGGCAAAGAAAGTGTGTACATAAAAACAAGTGCAACAATCCACTTGGGCCCCTTTACAATACCAAGATTTACCAAACAATCAGAAACAATGGGGGCTGGGATGCTTGGGACATGGTCGAGATTAAAACTCAGATGTGTGAATCCATTCGTGATGCTGCGAGAGTTGAACAAGAGCTAATCAACGAGCTTAAATCCACGATGAACTCAGCAAGGGCTTATGTATCTCCTGAAATCCGAAAACAGGAGATTTTCAATTACAACGTAAACTATCGAGCAACACATAAAGAACAGGCTATCAAGTATGGTGCGAAATACCGAGCATCACATAAAGAACAGGCTGCGGCTTACCGAGCCACACATAAAGAACAGGCTGCGGCTTACCGAGCCACACATAAAGAACAGGCTGCGGCTTACCGAGCAAAGAGACGCGAACAGAAGCGTCTCAGTGCAGTTTAATACACAACCTGCCGCCTCTTTTTAATAACAATTTTACCTGCTACAGCGTCCCTATGCTTCTTCGTGCGCTCATGAATGGCTCTGTGATTATGCATATTATTCGTAAATCTGGAGCCACATACATCACAAAAATGATGGCCGTGTTTCTGGGCATTCCTCGCAAAGCGATAGCATGCTATTCCCCTGATGCTAGCTCCCATGAGCCTCCGATCTGTTATTACGCCATTTATAATCGCAATGTCCTTATTATCCTGCCAATTATAAGTGTCGATATTGATATCCATTTCTAATGTTTAATTAGAAATTGATTTAAGTCTTTTTCTTTGAATTAAATCTCTCTTGTAATAATAATATGGCCAGTATGTCGACGAGGAAGAACCAAACATTTCATAATGATGATCAATACAATACAACTCCGGAGATGTGGCAGATGATAAACCATCTTATTCCAAAAGATAAAATATTATGGGAGGGTTTTATGAAAGACAACTGGTCATCAACCAGTGCTATTACTCTGAGAGAATTAGGTCACAATGTCGTAGGAGATGCCACTATTGACTTTTTTGATGAACCTCCGGAATACGACATTCTCGTAAGCAATCCACCATATAGTATTAAGAAAAAGATTTTTGAACGTCTTGCTGTCCTAGGTAAGCCTTTCATAATGATAGTTCCGGTAAGCACACTTACAAAGCAATATGTCAAAGTTTTAGAGAGAGATAAGGTACAGATGATAATCCCAAGCAAGCGAATGCAATTCGAGAAAGCAGGAGTCCCCATGTCGCGGTGCTGGTTCGATACTTGTTTTTTATGTTATAAGATCAATCTCGAGAGAGATATTAATTTTATCTAGACCTTATATATAATGCCATCGCCAACAAAAGCAACCCAGGCTAAACTTAATAAACTCCATTATCGGATGTCACAGGGGACCAAGAAAGAGAAGGCTAAGGCGGTTGCCAAAGCTGACAAGATGGGCTATTCTGTCGAATCCCATAAACGAGGTGTAGCACATTTTAAATCTAAAGGTGAAGATGGTCATCACGTCGTCGCCATCAAAGGAACCGACCCAAGTAACAAGAAAGACCTCTTATCTGACCTCAAATTAGCATTTGGATTTTCCAAAACTGATAAGCAGTTTAAAAACCGTACCAAACAAGTTAAGAAAATCTATGCCGGTATTGATGATGATGGCGATAAGCATTTGACAGGCCACAGTCTTGGTGGGAGCATCGTCTCGCATGCGATGGCAAAATCAAAATCTATTCGTGATAACACAACCAAAGCAACCACGTTCAACGCAGGGAGCACGGCTTTATTTAATAAAGAAATTAGCAAAGACCTAACTAAGGATGACAAGAAGGACCTCAAGAAGAAGCTCGTACATCACCATGTCAAAGGGGATGTAATCTCGGCATCTCTTACTATGGGGCCTCAAGTAGGTAAAGTTAAAACTGAATCTGGTAAATCAGCATCTAAACACAGCCTCGATAACTTTCATCAAGAAAAATCTCTCAAAGACAAACCTGAGGAGGTGCCTCCTGAACAACAAGAATAATCTATCTATATATAATAGAATGTCCTTGACTATTAGCGAACAAACTAACCCACATCTTAAGATTCAAAACGTTAAAAATAATTTGGACAAGGAACTTGCTCCTGACATCCCATATCCGTTACCATCCAACAGCGGATTTTCAATGCTTATTGTTGGCAGTTCTGGAAGTGGGAAGACTACCGCATTATATAATATGATGACTAAAAGCAAACGGAAGGGCAAACGTACATCTTATAAAAACGTCTTCGACCGAATATATATTGTGTCACCAACCCTAGGCGGAAGCTCCATTAAGAACGATAAGTTTTCCACAATTCCAGATGACCAAATATATCGTGAATTATCCATCGAAGGATTAACTGAACTGGAAGATATCTTATATAGCAACAAAGAGGATGGTCTGCACTCTGTCGTAATCATGGACGATATTGGTAGCCAACTTAGGCGCAATGCCAAGGCAGAAAAGAAACTTGTCCAGATGTTACAGAACAGGCGCCACGTGATGACCTCGTATATCACTCTACTGCAAAAGTTTAGAGATGCTCCAACCGGATATCGCTCCAATCTGTCCCATGCGATGTTCTTCAGACCAAAATCTCGCATTGAATATGATGCTATTACCAACGAGTTAATGCCATTTGATAATAAGAAAAATAAACAAGTAATGGACCACGTCTTCGAGAATGAAGGCACCAAATTTCCCTTCTTATTTATCGATATGAGTCTTCGTAACAGCAACCGTTATTTATTCTTCAACTGCTTTAATCCAATGACTATTGAGGATAATCCAGTAGTTTAATATATATTTAGTAAAAGTTGTCATTCATTCTTGTTGGGGGTGGCGCGGTGGCGCTGGGTGGCGCGCATTTTCAGAGAGTCCCTCATGGAACCCTCCTTAGGGCAGACTTTGGTTTTCAGCGCGCCACCGGCGCCACGGCGCCACCCTCAGCGCCTTATAATCTAATCATATAATAGAATGAAGTTTGTCGAGTTAATCCCATCAACGCGTTCAGATAAAAAATATATGATTAAATTCCAAGACCCAGATAAGACTATTCATTTCGGCAGTAAGAACTCAGAGACCTATTTAGACCACGAGGATACAAGCAAGAGGGCAAACTATATTGCTCGCCATTCTGTTAGAGAGAATTGGCAAGAGGTAAACGCTGGGTCACTCTCGAAGTTTTTGCTTTGGGGTGAGACCACTGATTTAAAAACTAATTTGAAGGCTTACCTCAAACGATTCAACATCAAAAAATAATATAAACATATTACATAATGGAAGCTCCAATTAAGAAGCCAAAGACTAAGCCAAAAAAACCGCGTAAGCCACGCAAACCACGTAAACCAAGTACAGGAGGAACAAACATTACCATTAATGTAGGAACAACCGCCGCTCGAAAACCTCGTGCTAAACCTAAACCAAGAGCAACACAAAATACCTTCCCATTTAGGTCACCAAGTGCAGGAGGTGGTGGCGGTGGAGGTGTATTGCCAACAGCATTTCCAGGACAAGGGGATCAGTTCCGCCAAGTAATATATACGCCACAAGCTGACGTAGGAGGCAGTATCAAAGCACTAGAGAAATCAATTGATAACCTATCTCGTTCAGGTGGTAGTCAAGATGGCGACAGAGGTCGTCCTCCAATTAATTTTGTAGGTAATCAAGATGATGCATCACAGGCTGGAGGCAATGACGCACCAGCTGAAACAACAGCAGAAAAACGTGAACGAATGCGCCTGTTAAGGGCTGGAGGTTTAAACCCTCTAGCTAGTATACCTGAGGGGCTATCTCGTAGCGAACTAAACAGACGTTTATCAGAAGAATCAAGGACTAAACAGGCACAAGATCAGATGTTAGGTCAGTATGAACCGGCCGAGCAACCTCCACTTGGTTCTTAATAAATCAAAATAAATAATATTTCTATAATATAGACTAATGGATAATTACAAGATTCTAAACTTCCATGCCATATTTGCTGAAAACGCCTTCTGTCTCTCCCAACGTTTAGGGATTGAGATCATATCAGATTTCATTCCTAAGGAAGGCTACACATATATTATATTTGGCGGACACGAACAATCTCATCAACTACTAACCATTCAATTACGCCAACGAAACTTCAACTATATCATAATGAATTCAGAACCTCCACTCTCGCAATTTCTCAAGAATAAATATTATATTTATCTTATGCGGTCTAATGTAGTATTTGATTATCATAAAGTATCCGCAGAACATCTCGCAACTTTAGGCATAAGAGTACTCAATCAATTTATATTTGAGTTTGCATACTCACCTGGTTCAATTGAGAGAGATGTTGATATTATGTTTATCGGCAGCAAGACCGCTCGACGAGAGGCTATATACAATTCTCTCAAAGAACGTTACCCAGACAAGAAGATAATCTTCCATTTTGATTGGGGATTAACAGACCAAGTAGCATTAACTAAGGAACTCAACAGAGCAAAAGTCCTTCTCAATATTCCTTACCATACGCATAATATTTTGGAAACTCACAGAATAAACAAAGGGCTATCGTGCGGTTGCCAAGTAGTCAGCCTATATTCAGGCCATAAAGAAACAGATGATTTTTATAACAAGTATGTCTATTTCACCCACGACCTCCATGAATATTTCGACACTGAACAGATGCTACCAGAGCATCTTATCGAGAAGAAAGAAAAATACCCTGCCTTGATTAGCGAGTTAAATAAATACACAGCACAACTTCAATGGATTCTCGAGCAATTGAATACCGTTAATGTTTAAATCTCTACATAGTATAAGAAATGTCATTCACAACATCGCTCTCAGGGAATCAACAACCGAGTCAGTTTGTGTATACGACTACCAACATATCAGTTGATAATATATCAGTGCAAAACCTCTCAGCTGAGTCGGCCAGTATAGCAGTTTTATCCACCACGATTTTCAATCCGATTAATGTCAATGCGACAGCTATCTCAACCACCGACCTAACCGTAACCAATTTAGCAACTATAGGTCAAATACATACGAGTTATATTCATACATCTAATATCAGTCTCGACGGAACGATA